AGCAAAGTGCTTTCAATCACAATATTTGGATCTAACTTTGAAACCAAACCAATCATCGTGCGAAGAGAATCTTGAACCCATAACGGATACTGAGCACGGCTTAAATAAGCTTTGTAAATCTCTCCAGCTGTATCTCCCTGCTTTTCAGCTTCAATCATGCCAGCCGATTTAGCCAAGTACTTTGTTTGTGCCTGTTTGATCTGCTCTTCACCGGCAACGGCGTCACGCATAATCAACCAGCTTTTTTGTGCAGCAATATACTGCGGATGTTTATCAGTAACTGCCATAAAAACACCAATAAAAAAGCACCATTAAAGGTGCGTTGTTTAAGACATTCCGCGAATCCTTCGAACTCCAACAGATTTCTTGTCGATCGGGAATAAATAAGCGATTGGATATGTACCTGCATCATTCATATGGTCAAAACCGGCACTCTTATCCGGCTGTCCATAATCATCATAGATTTGTCGCTCTAGGCATTTGGCAAAGTGAGGACATTTATCTACATTTACGAATAATCTACGCTCAGACAAAGTATTGCAGAGCATACCGTTCATTGAGTTAATACGATCTTTAACTGCTGGGTTTCTACTGTTCACATGGACTTTAAAACCAGCCTTTCTTAATAAAGCCAGATCCGTTTCACTAGCATTGCTCGACTTCCGGTTCTCACCTGAAGCATCGGGATAAATCGCAACCTCATGATCTGGATAACGCTCTTGGATAGCCTCGATCATTGCTGGAGTATCGAATAGATTTACGAACTCATCGACCGCATGCATATGCTCACCACGTCGAACATACACCACAGCAGCCATCTTGGTTACGTTAAAGTCCATCCCAATATGAAGTACATCATTTACCTTAACTGTTTCAGTTGATGCATTTAGCAACCGATTAAAACAATAGTAGATAACACCCTGATAGCTCTCAAAGCTTGCTTCATATTCCTGACTAAAGGTCTTAGGGTCCATTTTGCGCTTTGCAACAATGATTTCAGACTCAGGAATATTTCCCCCCTGAAGGGATGTATAAGAAAAGCTTTTACAATCTGGTTCATGACCGGGCTGACCATCCATGAATGTGTCATAACAATGATTAAAGCCTTTAGGCGTACCAATACGTAAAACATGACCCCCTACTCGCTGCTCTCCATTCACCACATATTTACAAGTAGAAAGCATCGGGCGAAGTACTTCTTCCCATGCAGCCCATTTACAATCTGCCCATTCATCAATAATTAAGAAAAATAAACCAGATCCACGAAGGTCATCATAGTTATCTAGACCTACAACTCGGATGATATGGCCACTTCTTAAAGTAATTGAGCATTCAGTTTCATTCGGCTTTCCAGCTCGCCAAGATGCCGGAATTGCTTGTTTTAATCGCTTCCAGAAAACCCGTTTTGCTTGCTTAAATGTAGGCGCTGCATACCAAATTTCATCTTCAACAGAAACATTCCATTTTGCGGCAAGTCTAGCTGCTCTTCGCATTTCCGCTTTGGCCAAGAAAGTCTTACCAAAACGTCGACCACAAACAGCATCACGGAATCGGGCTTCTTTTTGCCAACCCCATAAATAGATGTTTGCTTGTTTAGGTGTTAATTGAACTGAACCTTCTGGAGGATTAAAGAATTGGCTCATTTGGTATCTCCTCATCAGGATTCAGCACAAGCTTGTAATCCTCTTCAGGTGGACGATACTCAGGGGGATTCACTTCACGCTGTAACTTCTGAAGTTCGAGCTTTTTAATCTCAAGCTCTACTTCAGCTTTGGTTTGGTTTGCGTCAGGATTACCTTTATTAGCTTGTTCCCCCTTCTTGTCATAAAACCCTTTCATAATCTTTTGTATTTGGTCCACGATCTTAATAGTCATGGTCACATTGTTTTTTTTAGTCCAAAGCAAATCACTTAAAATCTTCAACTGAACAATGTCATTTGC